AGAGCTGCTCTTACTTTTTTAACAGTTAAGTTTGTCGTTCCTACTGGTACGAGATTCGTAGTAGTAGAATCATTTAAACCATCAATTGCAATTTGATCTTCCGTACGAGCAACAGCAGCAGATGCCTGCTTTGCCTGCGCCATACGTTCGTCCGCAGCAGCTTCTGCCTGTTCGAAAACATCCGAAGGTACTAACGCAATTTTATCGGATGGGGTCATAAATACTTGTTTGTATTTTGAACTGGTTGGATTAATTAAAGAATGTGGCGCGCCTCTATCGTGAAGAATAAATTGTGTAGTAGCTGGCAAACCCCATGATTTACCTACAATTCCTCGTTTAATTAACATAGATTGAGCAATAGTAGATTTTAATATTTGATAATCAATGTCAAATTGATCTCTAAATTGTTGAGAAAGGGCATTATCTAAACCCGGTTGAAAACTCATATAACCTCCGCAAATACATATAATTAATAAAATTTATATTCTTTGCAGAAGGTAGACCGACAAAAAAGGTGTTTCCTGCTTAAGAAAACCTATTTGATTTTGTTTTTCCTCAGAATAAGGAAAGGTAGAAAATCTATAATGTAATAATATCTATAAAAAAAATGATTTACAATAATAATTTAGTATTTATTTAAAATAATACCAATAAAATTGGTATAAAAATGAAGTACTAAGCCGCTTAGTACTTAAAGTACTTAAAGTACTTAATTATTTACTTACCATAATATGACTTGTATTTATCATCAACCATTTTTCTATATGACAAGTCATCTTTATATCTTTTGTCTCCCAACAATTCTTTTAATTTATTTCTATTTGTATAAATAGTTTCTGAATTTTTAGGGATGCTTGCTAATGGTTTCCCGCTTCTAAGTGTCTGCAAAGCTTTTATAGCATCTGCAGAAACCATCATTTCTTTAATAGTATTTAAATCAACAGTTGGATGAGACTGTTTAACCCAATCCATTATTTCCATAACATCTTTTTTACCATTAACCCCAAGTTTTTCTATTTCACTCTTATTATATTCTTCTACTTCACCTTTAATATCACTTAGATACTTAACAAAACTACTTCCAAATTTATTAAAAACCTCTTGATTCAAATTTAATTCTTTAGCAATTTTTTTACCTTCTTCTAAAAAAGACATTGTCGCTGGATCTTCTTTGTCTAAGACATCCTCATATTCTTCTGAAACCTTAATTTCATATTCTTCCGGAGCTCCAGTTAAATTATTTACCTTACTTAAATCATTTGTTAATTTACTAATAGTTTTTCGTGCTTCCGGATAAGCTTTGGCTTGTTCAGCAATATTTTTATATTTGTCAAGGTACCAATCTGGTTTTTCTCCTTCACCTTTTATATTTTCGTTCCAGTACCAATCATTATGACTTTCATTATTAATTGAAGTATCTATATTCTTGGTATTGGTTTCTGTTGTATCACTTGAATTATCAGAATTAACCAATGTTTCTGCTAAATTATTTGACATTATTATTACCTCTTTTTAAATTTCCACCTTGTGCAGCCATAAAAAATATTTTTCTAATTAATGCGTTTTGTCCTTCCCTAAAATAAGCGAACGAAGATAATTTTGAAGGGTCTGCGACAGTATATTCTAGATACTTTTTCAAGAAATTATAAAATTTTTCGCCAATTTCATGATTAAATATTTCATTTAATAATCTACAATCCTTCAAGTAATGTTCTTGTTCTTGTTCTTTTTCTTTTTCTAAATTTAAATAAAATTCATCTAAATTATTATTCATTTATTGAGCAGCTCCCTCTGAAGACATTCTATTTGGTTCCCCTCCAGATTGTAAATTTTGCATTACCTGTCCTAATTCTACGGGTTGACCTTGGTGCTGTGCAATTTTAGCAGACGCATTTTGAGTAGAAGTAATAGCGTTTTTAACTTCAGTTTCATTTTTAATTAGATTTAAGTTAACATCTAATTTCTCTGCTACATATAAAGGAATTTGTTCAACATTCATCATCCATCCAATCTGTTTAATAGACTCTAACTGTGCGACTATTTCCGACCACTGCAATAATCTTTGTAAATCATTCTTATTTTGTAAAGACATTAGAGGTGCTTTATATTCAATTTTTATATGGTTCTTAGATACACTATATTCAAAATCACCTTGTGAAGTTTCTATATTCTTTAAAATACCTTTATTTCTTAAAATAATAATTGCATTTTCTACCAAAGGTAATATACATTCTCTAGCTAAACGTGCAGATGCATTACCGCTTCGTTTAAGAAAATTTTGTTGTCTAATAGAAATTTCAGTGGCAGTTTTATTAGGAGTTTGTTCAATATTTCCAAGCGGATCACTATATAAAATTTCATTGATCATTCTACGTAAATTTTGAATAGAAAGTTGAGCAAAATTAGGATCTCCTCCGGGTGGAATTGGTCTAATAGGATCACCTACACCATTCCATCTTATTGGAGTTAAAGAACCGGGTAATATTTTAGTAGTATAAGGATTTAAACTACGACCTGACATATCTATATATGCGGGATAAGCTCTAAATTTAGCTCCCTGTAATTCATATTCAACCATCTTGTTGAGAACTTTAACATATGGTAATGCTATTTCTGCTAATCCTCTTCCTAATGTCTCTCCGCTAATCTTAGAATATCTGAAACCAACAAAAGGAGAATAACTATACCATTTTTTTAAAATTAGTGTTTTTTCTTCTTCTAATTGTAAATAATAGAAATATTTTTTGTTATCTTCATTTTCAGGAAAATATATACATCCTTCTACCATAAATATTTTACTTTCTTTTGATGTCTTGCTATCTATAGATATTTCAGAAAGTGGCCATTTATCTTTTATTTCAGAAGGTTTTATTTCCCATCTTCTCCAGTAATCCTGTATGTAATCTCCAGCATTATTACTTACAACTAGGTTAGCAATGGGTACAGATGTAAAATCTAGCGGCCTGCTAAGGGTACCTTCTTGCACTAGAATTACACCCGTACCACAAACAAGGTCTTGAAATGACTCACTAACAGCCAAAACAAAGTTAGATTGATCTAAATATTCAAACAGTAATTCTGTGTCATTTTGTAATTTTTTATTAATATCTTCTTTTTCTTGTTTTGAAAAATTATCATTTGAAGTAAAAGCACTCCCGATACTTAATTCTATCCATCTTTCATAAGGCGGCATTAAAGTTTGTTGTAAGAAATTAGCAAAATTAGTGGCTGACAATTGACCGGTCGAGTCCCAAATTGGATTTGTTACACTTTGACCTTCCGTACGATCATAAAATTTATCTTTAGGAGGGAAAAAATATTTATATATTTCAGACAAACGCCCTCTCCACAATTCCATATTTGATTTAGATTGTTCATAACGGGCATAAACTTCATCTTTATTTGGAAATCCTACATTTTTATCTGTCATTTTTTTTATCCAAAGGTTTGATTACTACCTGTTAATTGATCAAAAATTGTTCCGCCTCCTCCGAATCTTCCTCTTTTTACTTGCGTAATATTTTTCTTTTCTAAAGAAGCTGCGCGTTGATCTTGCTCTTTCTTTAATTCGGCCGCTTGTTGTTCCGCCAATTCTTCAGCATCTTTTGCTGAACTTTGTCCGCCTCCGTCCATTTCTTCCCCCTTAAATATTTAAATAATTGATATGGAGTTATAATAAAAAAATTACGTATGCCTAAAATAGATTTTACAATTGACACACAAGTTTGTATGCCGAACATATCACTAATTTTATTTCTCTTAATTTTCTTATTTATCTCTATCAAACTTTTATGATTAATCTTACAAATTTCTGTAAACTTACAATCATTTAATATTTTTTCGAATGTATCTCTATAGATAACTAATATCTTTAACTTCTTATATTTATATCCTACATATAAGAAGTTAAAGAACTTTGGATTTCCAACTTTTAAAATACATTCAACGTGTTGAAATCCTTTTTTAAAAAGAAAGGAAAGAAAATAAGAAGATTTACAAAAGAATATATATGCCTCTATAACTTCATTGTTCATGGTAAACTTTTATTACAACTCCAATTTCACTTTTATTTAAACTATTTTTAAAAACTTCCAATTCTTCCTTACTTTTTACAATTTTCGTTACATAAATATTTTTTTTGTCATCCAACTCAATAATTTTGTTAATTACATCTCTATAACGTCGCATTTAAGCACCATTTTAACTATTCAATCCTATAATATCCCTCACCAATATATCGTCTGTAATAACCCTCATTTGGAGCCGTATCATAACGTCTATAATAACCAATCAAAGGAGGAGGGGGGACAGGCAAATCATGCAAATGAGCGGTATAAATACCGAAATAAAAATTATATTTAAATCCTATATATCTTCCCATTTCAACCCCATTTATTTAGCAAAAAATTCAACCTGAACATAGGTAGCAATTGGTGATCTAAAATATAAATCTGTCATAGTAGCTTCACTTACATTTATTAATTCACCCATAATTCTGGCATTTAATGGAGTGAATGTCCCAGTACTAGGCAAAGTAAATGTGCTATATGACACATAACAATAACCCGTAAATGAACATAATGCCCAAACGGCATTAGATGGGATAGCAACAGCACCAATAGTATCGGGAGCTAAATAAGCGCCATAACCTGTATCACTAATTTTAGGTCCATAAATTGGGGAACTTTCTCTATCTTTAGAAGCTAAAAAATTTCTCATTTCTTTTGTTCCTTCTGTAAGTCATAAAATTTATCTACAGCAATAGCTCTTACAGCTTCAATCTCTAAAGCTAATAGTTTTGCTTGTCTTTCAGCAATAGCCAACGGAACTATTCCATCTGCTACCGCCTGATTAAGATTTTGTAATTTCTCTAGGGGAGTATCACCATTTAATTTTTTACCAATTTCTTTGTTTTTTTGTTGTTCAAACTGTTTGTTGTGATAACTAAATCTATTACGCATTTGCATGTACCAACCTTGATAATTAAACTCTTTATTTTCAAGATTTGATCTTCCTTTATTTGACCACCATGCTTTACTATAAGTCCTTGCTTTTTTTAGGGCATTGGAAAACAGTGGGTAATGTTTAGCCCATTCATAGATAGTACTTTCATTAACCTGAAATATTCGTGAAACTTCAGAAATACTTATCCCTTCTGCCATAAGAACTATTATTTTATCGCAATATTCTTTTTTATATTTTGTAGGTCGTCCTCCGATAGACATTATTTTTCATTCTCCAATTTACTATTTACATATTTTTCCATCTTCTGATTAATTGAACGTAGTTTCCTTTCTTTTTTTCTACTTGTTAGCTGTGAAGTAAGTAATTTATATACTATATCCGACAATTCTGATGGTGAATTTAATAAGCTTTCTAAATATTCAATTTCATAATTAAGAACTTTATCATTTTTCATATTTTTTCATTCTTTTATAATTTAAGATTTAGATTTAGAGCGTTTGTTTTTCATTCTACGCAATGTTAAGGCTAACCGTGCTTGTCTACCTACACGTCCTTTCTTCTTAGCGGCTACTTTTTCACGAGAAATCCCTACTTTTTGAGACATAGGGATACCTAAAGATTTATGCAACCCACCTTTTCTTTGTATAGCAGATTGAATCCATTTTTTCTTAGATTTTGGTTTAGATGTAGGAGACATTCGATTTTTCCCATTTTTAAGAATTAAAAACAGGAAAATTGTAACAGATTAAAAAATAGTTATCAACAGGATAATAGAGTTATCCACAGAGTTATCCACAGAGTTATCCACAGAACAACATTATGAACGGTATAATACAGGACAAATGGTGTCCAGAAGAAAGAAATTATTATTATTGGGTGATTATTAAAGTGGTTTAATTTAGTTTAGTAATACTTATAAAACAACAATCATGCGTCTGAAAAAGAGATAGATGAGTGG